CGAATTACCTATAAAGATTTTTTTATCAGTAATATTAACAGCAACTTCACCATAGGATAATCCTGTTGGAGATGCTGCTGCTGTTTCTGATCTTTTAAGTTTAATTATTGACATTAAAATGAACCGCCATCAAGACTTATTGCTGCACCACTCTGAAGAGATATAAAACTTCCTTCTGTTGTTGTATTACCAGTTCCTATCCATGCTAAGTTATCTACTGTATTTATGATGATAGTTCCTGCGTTATAAAAGACAGAAGTACTTGGTGTTTCTCCAGAAACATTTAAATTAATAACATTTGTTAATTCTAATGGAGTTTTAGCCAATCCCATACCAATCCAAAATCGTTTATCTTCATAATTTATAATAGTTTCTCCAATTTTTACTCCAGTGCGTTCTGCAGAAACTGAAGTTTCATTTAAAATTGGAGTATAACCAGTATCTATTGAAAATAATTGTAATCCATTAGGAAGTAGTCTTTTTTGACCCATAATTATTTCACCATAATTGACATATCGCCTTGTTTTTTAATTTTAATCTTATTGGCGTTATAATCCGGAATAATTTTATTTGGTTGTTTTGTGGTTATTTTTATTTTTTTCATTTAACTCTAGATTCCACAGAAAATCTTCCTTTGCAAAGAGGAGTTACTACAGAACCATTTTGCATTCTAATATAATAAAAATAAGTTCCTAAAGAAAACTCAGCCATAGATTCAGCATTAATAGTTAATTTAAAAGATCCAACACTAGATCCAGTTTTAGTCAATGAACCATAGTAAGCATTTGTATTAGGATAGGATACAGATCCTTCCTGACCAGATCCATCCGAATTTATCTCAAGAAGAAATAAATCAGTTTTTGTTGAAGTTTTTTGAATTTTAAATTTTAAAATATTGGATACTGATGTTATATCAATAGCCACATCACTTTCATTCAAATATTCAAATTGAATTTCAAGAGTCGATCCTTGTTCTGCTATAATATCGTATGTTCCACCTATCATTATTTTTTTCCTATATGATATTTAGGGCACAATTCCCAGTTTAATTTTTCTTTGAATGGTATAATTTTAATTTTATTTAATGGGGTCAATATTGCATTCATTTTTTCTTTATCGGTCACTGTAAGAAGTCCCCATTCTTCCAACAATTTAGAAATTGTGTTTCTTCGACCAATATCAGTTTCATCAATATTTGAAGGAAGACCATCCAGAGAGAATAGTTCCTTGAAATGCACAATATAGTATTTTCCACGTTTGTGTAAAATATGACAAGATTGGTATAATTTATTTTCTTTATTAGAAGAAATCCCAATTCTCGTTAAAGTTTCTTTAATTTTTAGAAAATCGTCCTCGGTTTTTAGGACAATTTCTAATAAATTTGACACATCAGATGAGGGGATTTCCATGATTAATCTTTCTAATACATTTAAATGATAAAATATCACCTATATGTATAAAAAACAATCAATCCCCATCTATATCTTTATACATATCAGTTATTACTTTTAGTTGTGCTTTTGATAATAACTTCATATATTCTTCGGCTCTTCTTGATGAAATGTTATAATATCTAGCAACACATTTAATGCCTACAGGCTCAACATTTTTAAGCCATTTCGAGAACCTTTTCCTCTTTCTGACCGAAAACAACAAATAGTCATATTGGAGTTTTTTGGGTAGAAAATTCCTGAAATTAATCTCGTTTGCATGAAAAAGGGTATCAGGAAAATAGGATAATCCCTTATTTACTATAAAGGGAAGATACTGCTTTTCCTCACACACCCCATCATCTATTAGATTCTTTTTTGTATAATTTATACTATTAAGAACATCAAAGGGATTCATTTGAAATTACATTCCACTGTTATTTGTACAATACATGCCAACATATTGATTTCCTGATCGGCAACAAAAGCAGATTTATATTGATAATCTGCAATAATCATAATTGCTGTGGGAATACTATTCTTGTCCAATTCAACATACAGAGTTTCGTAAATCTTTCTAAAAATCATGGATTGATCATTATCAAGATTTGAAAACACCCATTTTCGAATCTCATCCATATTCTTAGACTTCATATGTTTCAACAACTGTTCAGTCGGAATATCTCCTGTTTCTGCAAGCAGACCAGAATCAATTGCACCTGTTGAAGAATATCTCTGAAGTTCATTAATCAATCTACGAAAATCAGGAGAATGCTTTAAAACTAATTTTGCTAAAACCGATTCATCAAATTTTATTCCTTCATTGGAAAGAATAGTCTTTGCTCGTTCAAAAAAATGAGTAGATAGTTTAGTCTTTTCTTTTCCTGAAAAACGAAAATCGATGCAAGTACATCTAGAATGTAGTGGCTCAATAACTTTATTTTTAAAATTACAAGTAATAATAAATCTACAATTCTTAGAAAATTCTTCCATAAATCCTCGAAGTGCTGGTTGCATACTTTGAGGATTTGCGTAATCGAACTCATCCAAGATTACTACTTTACCACCACCACTCAGTGATACACTACTAGCAAAGTCACGAATCTTGGTTCGCAATGTATCAATATTACCGTTTTCAGAACAATTAATAAGAATATGATCTGTTTCTAATTCGTTGCAAAGAGCCTTGGCAACGCTAGTCTTTCCACATCCTGCTCCGCCAGACAGCATAAGATTTGGCATATCTTTCCATTCAGATTTTGCAATCTCAGAAAAGAAATTTCCTATGCTATCTGGAAGAATACAGTCAGACACCTTCTGAGGTCGATACTTTTCGACCCAGAGAAACTGGTCAGGATTTGTTTCCATTTTAGTCCTTGTATTCAGAATCTGCTTCAAGAGCAATCCAATAAGTTAAATCAAGATTATTATTAGTAAACTTACTAACAATTTCCTTGCACATTTGAACCTCGTAATCACCTGTGAACAATTTTAGATTCTCAACCTTAAAGAACATCTTGAATGATGCATCAGTTTCACAATCTCCAACAGGCAAAGAATAAAAATTAGATCCAGGAACAGACTTATCAGTAGCAAAGATTTCAATCTTGCCTGTCTTGCAATCGTCAACATTGTAACGAATACCAATATCAGGAAGTTGAAGAACTGAAGCGGCTCGAAGAACATCCGAGAATGCTTTTTGTGTTAAGGTAAACACAACTGCTGTGGCAGGCATCTTGATCTTCTTCGTAGGAACTGTCAGAAGTTTTGGCTCACAATAGTGATACACAACTGATGAACCATTTGATCCTGAAATAGTAACAGACTTTTCATTGAATTCAAATTCGGGATCATTAAAAAGTGAAACAGTTCCGAGGAACTTATTCAAATCCCAAATACCAAATTCATTTTGGAAAGTTTCTTCAACAGTCATTTCAGACAACACATTTTTTACTGGCGAAATTGTGGAAATAACATTTCCTGGTTTTACCAACAAATTTGAATTAATCGACGCAAAATTCTTCAACACATCAAGAGTATTCTTAGAAATCTTCATTGTAGTACTAGTCATCACATTCTCCTATAATATAAATTTAAAACGATCATCACTTAGAGTTATCAGTAGTATACTCTAAACCGAAGGTAAGTTCAACAAATTTCTTCCTTGGATTTTCAGAAACACCATTTTCCGATGGTGTATAATTTGTAAAACCAGGCATTCTCAGAGGACAATGCACTTTTGGGAATTCTAATTTATAATAAGAATTTTCACCATTTGGTAATTGTCTTGATTTTAACAATGTCATTTCCTTGTCTCCGCATCCACACGCACCGCAAAAGAAAGATCCAGGAAAATTTACACTATCTTGTCTTTCAGAACAGGGTGGTAGTTTTCGTGCAGGATCTCCGTTACAACTCATATTTCTTAAATCGATAACAGCAGCATCTGCCTTATTCCCCTTTAATCCCTTAGAAATCATGGATTGTGCAAAATTTGATGCCTTAGTAGCAAATCCTGCTTTGGGTTGGGAAATTACTTCATCACTCTGCTCAGGTACTTTATTCTCATTGTCCATAATTAATCTCCACTCTCATCTTCAAAAAAGTCCATAATGTCTTTATCTTCATTCTGATTATTGTAAATATAATTCTGTAGATAAACTTTATCGTTATTTTTCTTTTTCTTTGTATTTTGTTTACGAGTTCGTTTCTCGTCCCTACGGTCTTCTCCGTAAAAATCATCACTATCCGACATCACTATCTCCTTTATTTAAAATTAACAGGAAATGCTTTTTGAAGTAGATCTAGAGTAACAGGAAAACTATCTATCTTCTTAAGCAGAGCATTTTCAAGAACAGAAGAATCCATCCAATATAAAGATTCTAATAAATTTTTAAGTTTAAGATCTCGTTTTTGTTTCTGTATTCCTGTATGCGATTCAAAAAAATAAGGAATATTTTTATATTCTCTACTAAGACTTGTGTAAGAAAATCCAACAGGAGAATCATCAATTTTATATTTTGGAATTTCAATTTGAACTGCAGAATACTTATCAGTGAATGCGTATTCCATCATTCTCACCAATTCTGGTGATTGATTTGCTTTGAGAATATTTATTTTTTCTTGTTCAGTCTCTGCTAATCTAATCTCATTCATTATTTCTGTAATATATTTCATTTTAAAAATCCTGTATATGGTCAATCAACAATTTCATTTTATTTTCAATCAAGTAATCAAAAATCATGCTTCGCTTGCCTATTGGTTCTTTTGCATATTCTTCCAATATTTTCGTTTCATATTCTATAGGTATGTATGTAAGATCTACCAATTTTTGATTCCGAATAATATTATCTCGGTATTGCTGTGGAACATCATCAAACTGTTGCCACGAAGCAAGTTTTTTTACTGTTAATGGTTTTTGACGCTTTCCTTCTACTGCAAAGGTATCATCCTCTGAAAGAATATTTGGAATACTATCTGAAGAATCACCAGAAATAATATGTTCAAATAAATATCGTTCAGGTTCCTCACACACCACAATCTTACCGTGTATAGGACTAAACTGAGTCACATTAGGATACCGATATAATTGTTTAAAATCTTTATCACTAGAAATAATCATAATATTTTCTTTATCATGAAAATTTTTAGTAAGAGTTGCAATAACATCGTCTGCCTCACAATGATCTACTGCTATTGATTTGTATGGAAAAATTGTTCGTATTTCTTGTTCAACCACATGAAGCACATTGAAAATACTTTCCCAATCTTTACCATCATTCTTTCTTGTCTTTTTTCTAGAGCATTTATAGTGTGGGAAAACTTCTTTGCGCCAAAGATTACCAGAATCTCGACAGATAACTAGTTCTCCGAATTTGGCATGATATTTACTTCTGTAATTACGAAAACAATTAAGAACAATATGACGAGCAACATCTAAAGAGAATTCTTCATTTTGTTGAGAAAATATTGCTGCAAGTACGATTTGTGTGTTGTCTATTAGAATCATTTTAAACAGTTAATTATTAGAGTGTTTTCGTTGATACGACCAGTTACTTTGGTAGGTTTCTTACCAATTCTTTCAAACGCATTTAAAACAACCTTTTCCGTGCCAGTCATAGATTGTAGCATATTTTTGGGAGACTTCAAGCTTTTTGTTTGAGATTTATCCGAATCCCAATTTTGTATAGTCTGACCCTTGATGGTTAATCCTCTAGCATCTAATTGATGATATATGGAAACCTTTTTATATTTTTCATTATATAAAATAATAATTTTAGAATTTACCATATTTGAAGCATTTGTAGAGGTAATACCTAATTCTGTATTAATTTTTTGATATTTAAGTTTTTCTACAAGTTTTTGTGGAGTCTTAACTTTCTTCTTTCTAATCTTTCTGGTTTTATTATTTGATAAGTTCTGTAGAGCAGTTATCATCTCTCGGTGAAACTCTGCAAAACGCCTCAGATTAGGTTTAGACAGCCAAGAGTATCCTTCCTTTAAATCTAGATCAGAACCGCTCAGAGCAAGTTCTATCTCTTTTAAACGAGGTTCAAACATGTTCAAGAGAGCAGGAACATATACCGTTTTCATTTCTACTTGCTTGAACCATGCTTCAGGATTAAATGGACAGTTTGTTTGTGTGGATAGACACTCAATAAATCTATCACTTCTTTCCTCTAGGGTTTGCATCATTTCATTTAAACGATCACCTATGCGAGATTGAATACTAGTCTTTACAGGTTCAATCGCTTGAGTTTCTTGTTTTTGTGTTGCAAGATGCTTTAGAGTGTCTTCTATCTTGGTAATTATCTTATCTGATAGAGGACAACCCAATTCATGCATTCTACAAAAGGCACCAATTGTTCTAAATCCTTCTGAATCATGATTAACACCTGAAACTAATTTAAATAGTTTTTTATTTGTTTTAATATGATTGAGAGTGTTTTGCTTATAATCTTTTTTGTCCCAATTGAAATTACACCAATTAGAATGACGAAGCACAAAACCACTTATTTGGTCATCGTCCTCAACCATAGTTTTAATCCATACAGGTTCGTCTTTTGAGTATGCTTCTTGTTTTCGTGATTTCATTGTTCGATCTTTGTAAAATTGTTCTTTTTGCGGTATGTAATATGATCTTCAAACTTATCTTGAAGTATATCTTTTGGTTTGTGCGATATTACATATATATTGATATTTTTTTGAAAAGCCTTTAAAATTGTTAAAAATGATTCTGTGGCAGCATCGTCTAAACTTCCATCTAATACTTCATCAAAAATTAAAAGATTGCAATTTAATGAGTTCTTTAATTGAGAAACTGCTCTCCATGCAAACAAAAGAGATAGATCAATTTTTCGCTTTTCTCCTTCACTAAAACTGTTGTATGTGAAGATATCTCTATGACGACTCTTAATAGTTTCTTCAAATGATTCGCTCAGTTCAAATTGAACAAAGAAATCCATTTGAGCAAGATACTTATTGATAATCTGATTCATAATAGGTAAATAGTGCTTGATGATCTTACTCTTGATTCCTGTATCCTTTATCAATAAAGAAGCAAGACTAAAGTAATGCATATCATCGTTTAGTTTATTTTTAGTTTCTAATAGAGTTTTTCCTATAACAGCAATCTCTTTTAGTTTTTCTTTTTCA